TTCAGGTCTTCTTCATTGATGTTCAGCATATCCGTGCCCTCCAGGGCGTGTTGACTTCCCGTCTGGCCCTCGGTGGAGGGCCAGCCAGTGAAATCGGTGTTTCTCCCGCGTTCGCCTGCTGGGCTTCTACAACCCGCGGGTGTTGCTCATTGCTGTCATTCCCCTGACTGCGGCGCCGATTGCCGCACGGCACAGCCAGGTTCCTGCCCATTACCGCCGGGGTGGCGGGGCGCATTGCTTTCCGGGTCATTCGCTCGGTTCGGTCTGGTCCTCGTCCGCCGCAGGTTCTTCCTGCGTTGCCCAGGCCCGCATTGCCTGAGCGCGGATCGCCGGTCGCCGGTAGAGGCAATGCGATCTGTTGTTGATTTCTTGCTGTCGGGTTGTGAAAGAGCGGTCGGCTCGGTGGCCTGGGCCGCGTATTGGCTGCGGCTATGGATTAACTATCGCCGCCGGATATACATAAGTCAATACCGGCGGAGATATATTTTCTCGCGCCCATGAAAAAGCCCGCGCTAGGCGGGCTTGGTAACGTCTCTGCTTGCTATAGGCCTGGGTAACCTGCCGGGTCAAACTCGAAAACGCGCTCTCCTGCCTGGAAGAACTCGATAGCGATCCGGAAAGGCTTACCCGATTTGACGATAGCCTCCAGTTGCTTAGCGTCCCGAACGAACATCAGGTCGCTGTCGTTGGTCGAACTGCGGACCCCGGTCCACTTTTGCGCCTTGCCTTCACCGACCCGAAGAACGAAACCGCAGTCTCGATAACCGCACTGCATCTGCCCTTTGGTGATCTTGAGGAAGGCGTCCAGGTCTTTGCCTTTTTTGCGGAAGGTAAGATTCAGGTATGAGCCCCCTGCAACTCGATATGGGAAATCGAAGAGGGTGGACGTCTTCGACTGAAGCGTGAGCATCCTGGTTACTTCATCGCTCATTGGGTCTTTGTATTCATGGCGCTCCCAAGGGGATTTAGTAGGGCTTGTGGTTGCCCGCTGCGGGCTGTTCGATCGCGACTGAGCCGCATCGCCGGAGGAACCAATTCCCGTTCCAAACTGCCAAGCAATAGGCAGGACGATGAATATGACAAACAGCCAGCCGATGACGCCGACGCTCTTGGGTACCTTTGCGCCGCATGATGGACAGGCTTTGGCTTTGTTCGACACCTGGGCGCCGCATTCCTTGCACTTAATCAGGGCCACGGAAAACTCCTCGATGTGTAATGGCTAGGTGATTCTATTCGGAGGATGCTGGAGACGGTAGCCGCAGTTTGGCTGGGCGGGGCAGTGATGGCGATAGGTAGTTTGCAGGGAAAGGCGGCGCAGTATCGAATTCAGCGCCGGGGTGGGGCGGTCGTCAGCTCAGTGCAGAGCCGGGAGTGGAGGGCATCCTGGAACGAAAAGCCCCGCGGTGCGAGGGTTTGTCGTTATGCGGCGAGCGCGGCTGTCAGATGCTTGGGCCCGGTATAAATGATCACTGAGGCTGCGTCGGCCAGAGCGGTAGCGGCCCTTCGGTTGTCCTCCTCATCGCCGGGCTCCAGGATTACGCGCCGTAGGGTATCCTCGTGGGCATTCTTGATGTCCAGCATCTTGCCGACAGCGCGGTAGACCAGGCTCCAATCAACCTTGCCATCCTTGGTGGAGACAGTCTGGATTAGCGTCGTTTGGCCGCTCTCGGTCTCGATGGCGAAGGGGAGTGTCAACTGGTGCCCGCTTGCGCCGACAATCTTGTAGTCAGTCCTGAGTGCTTTCGGGTAGGCCGCCTTCAGGGCGGAGCCAACCACCTGGTCAAACCGCGAGATGGGCGATGGGCGCATCTTATTGCAGGCGAAACCGACATGCTCAGCGGCCTCAATGAACCGGGCGAGGTAGAAGCCCAGTTGACTCTCCGGGCATGCCTTGAAAATTTCGCCTTGGTCGGATAGCTCCAGGCCGCTGGCTGCGACTAGTTCAGCCATCTTTCGACCTCGCTCGGCCGTCGGCTTGACGCCATGCGTCATGGCCACAAACAGTGTGTCTGCGTTGTCGCTGATGCGCACCTGCCCATTACCCAGGTCCTGGATGTAGGCACCGATCAGGTTGCCGTCAAAGGGCAGCGTCAGCGGGGATTCGAGGTAAAACAGCCCCTCAGCCACCGGCTTACACTTGAACCCGAGCTGGGCGCCGATCAGAGTGCAGTTCATACGTCAAATCCCATTTGGCCGAATTCCGGCAGTTCGAAGCGTGGGGCGCCAGTGATGTTTGCCTTCGCTAAGAATAGCTCCCACAGTGCCTGGACAGTAGTACTATCCAGGGGTTCCGCATAGCCATAGGACGCTTCGGCGATTGGCATATGCAAATGTGGGTGGTCGACTACTTGTTGGTAGAATGGAAGGCCGACTCCAACCTTGTTCATATGCGAACTGGGTCCGTTGTCGTCGATAGCCACGACGCGCGACTTGTTCACTATCAGCGTGATTGACAGCGTGTCTCGCACGCCGGGCACCGGGCTCTTCTTATAGTACAGTTCGACGAACCAATCCTCGGCGAACGTGGTCTGTTCGATATCCAACGCCAGCGATGTGCGAAAACTGTACGGTGCCGGGAGCTTCTTGGTCGCCGGCTTCTTCCAGACGAATTGGGCATTTGCTGGCCACACCTTCAGTGCGGCAATGGCCTGCCTGGCCTCTTCATAGGGGATGGTCTTCTGCTTCGCCATTCTCTCTGTCGTCCTGATGATCGATGCCGAGCCGAGCGGGTGCTTATCGCCCCACAATCTGCCCATAGCTACAGATCCCCACCCCTCCAGATGACCTTGCCTATGATGCGGCGCTCGTGAGCCTGCGGCCCATATGCGATGACGCCTCGCCTCACCTAGACCAGGTTGAACATCGAGGCTTGCCAGTGCTTCTCGCTGATGATCGCGATGGGATGGCCTTCCTCACGCAACTCGACAGCTCGCTTGATCTTGGTTCCGTAGGTGCTGTGTAGCCACTGCTCGTTGCCTATCTCGCCGACAACCAGGTAGTGCACCTTTTTGCTGATGCCTGAGGCTATTCCCCCGCCGCGGTTGACGACGATCTCTTCGCAATGCTTTCTGGGGCCGTAGACCATGACGCCAGTGAAAACGTAGAGATGGCCAGACCACTCAAGCTTGGGAGCTGGATTGTTGAGCGGAAGAGCGTTCGATGGAGTAAAGGCATTGTCGCTTGGTTTCGGCTTGGAAGCAGAGAGGCCACCAAAGCCTCTAAGAATCTCAAGCAGTTCGGCAGACTCATCAGCGTCTAACACACCATCGGAAAGCATGTCTGAGAGCCTCCTGTAGAGGAGGTTGGTCACTGGATCGTCAAGATGGACCAGGTTCGTAGCAATCCAATCCTGTAGGAACTCGGCCTCCTGCTGATTGATATGCCCATCAGCAGTGATCCCAGCCGCCAGTCCTGCAAGCTCATCGACAGACCTTCGGTCCATGCGCTTCTCGTGGAAAATTCGGCTATCCCCAAATTCAGCGTGCCAGTCGACCATCGTTTCTCTCCTTGAACATCAGGTGTCCATCACAGTCTCTTCGCATTCCAGGCCAGCAGGACCCTAGCGAGCACCTGGAATCTTTTTAATTCGGCGCTGGATACCTCGATTGGTGGGTATGCGTTGTTGTCTGAGATCATCAGAAAGGTGCCATCTGCCCTTCGCTGCATCCGCTTTATGTAAAGCTCATCCTTCAGGGCCATAACGTAGACGGCATCTATCTTTATCTCAGTGATGCCGGTATCGACTAGAAGGATGTCTCCGTCCGAAAACGTAGGCTGCATGCTGTCGCCATATCCCGTGATTAGCGCGAGGTTGTCTGGCGCTGAGTACCTGACGTTGCGAGATAAGTAATCGATGCTCGCGACAATCGAGTCGATAACGACATCAAATTCTGGGCGCGCCAGGCCTTTCCCCATGGAGGCAGCGATATCGTATTGGGGGACGACAATGAACCCGCTCTTTGTCCTCTGCCTTGAAAAGTCGGCAGGGATGACATTCCCCTTTGCGGGTTCTGCATGTACAGCCTTGGCCATCTCCCCAACTTCCGCCGCCAGCCGTTCACTGAATGACTCGATACGAATCCCAATTTGCGAGGCAACGTACGAAGCAAACCTCGCATTGAGCGCGTTGTACCCGTTGAGATAGGAACTCACGGACCCCTGACTCATGTCGAGAGCTTCGGCGATTTTCCCCTGGGTAAGGCTGTCCTTCCGAGATTTCCCGGCGTTGAATTCTTCCAGCGCAGCTTTCAGCTTTGCGCATTCCTCTTTCTCCCAGTGGGAGATTTCACGTTTCTTGTCGCTCATGTGCGAAGGGTATTCCCGCAGGCGATAGGTATCCATCGCCGCCGGCATTGACTTTAAAATAACCGCCGGCAATACTTTATCCATGGATAAACCATGGAGACCTGGGTTATGCACCGCATTCCTCTCAAAGAATTTTCTGCCCAGAAGGGACAGACCAAGGCCGCTGCGCTGCTGGGGTTGACCCAGGGCGCATTGAACAAGGCCTTGCGCGTTGGGCGTGACATCTATGTCACCGAAAACGCAGACGGAACCTATTCCGCTGAGGAGGTTAAGGCTTTCCCGTCTCATTCCTCCAAGGCCGTTGCCTGACCCCGACCAATCTACCGGCCGGGAGGCCAGCCATGACCGAATTCATGCAAATCCTGATCTTTGGGACCTCGTTGGCGATGGCCTACTTCCTGGGCGCCACCTCGTCGAGGAAGAGCTCCAGTGAAATCCGGCTGATCGACAAGTGGCCAACGGCCTACATCCAGTTCGACTCGGGCATGAGCCAAGAGGATGCGCTGCGCTTCCTTGAGCTGGCCCGCGAAATGGTTCTGGCCGGGCCAGAGAAAGTGACTGCCGAGAATGCGCTGAAGGATGACGAGGAGAGCCGAGACGCTTTCTGGGCGCAGTCTCTCAAGACTGGTTTGGCCTCGTTCGAATCGCGTTCCAAGTCTTCACATAACCCTCGAGACCCCCAATGACTTCGTCCGGCAGTTGCGAGTACGCCAAGAACGATCGCATGTGCGCAATTTCGTTATCGAACCCGTCGAGAACCCTCCCGAGTTCCGCAGGTGTTAGCGAGCGTGCCATTGCCATAAGGAAGGCGTTGATACCCATCAGTTCGCCTTTCTGCGCGTTGATCGTCGCAACGATCTTGTCGATTTCATCAGTCATGCCCGGCCTCCGTGGCCTTTCCGTGTGGAAGCAGAAAGCTATCACGGATGCGCCGGACTCCACATTCGAAGCGCTGGCTTTCGCCGTTCCCTCAATTCACGGCTGACAGCGTATAGCACCGACCTCATGGGAAGAACTAGAGCATGAAAACGCCCGTACTAGAGACCCGCAGAAAGGTAATGACCACGGTAGCCAATGCCTATCCGGGCGGTCGCGATTGCGCTGCCGCGCGGCTGGGGATTCCGCTGAAGCGCCTGGAGAACCAGATGTACGAAACGGCGGGCGTGAAGCCCCTGAGCGACGGCGACCTGTACGTCCTGGAGCAGGAGATGGGGACTTCCTATCTGCCGGACTACATCTGCGCGATGTACGGGGGAGTGTTTGTGCGGACGCCGGAAGCGGGCGATCTGGACAACGTAGACCTGCACCACCGTTCGCTGCGTACAGCGGTTAAGCGTGGCCGGGTTGATCAGATGATCGCTCTGGCCCTGGAGGACGGGGAGATCAGCGCTGACGAAGCGAAAGAGATTTTGGCCTTGCATGCCAAGCACATGGCCGCCAGGCATGAAGAGGTTCGGGCCGTGCTCGAACTGCACAGGGCGAAGTGACTATGCGCTCTCGTCTCACGAGCTCTGACTACGCCGCAATGGCTAACGCTGCTGAAGAGCTGGCGGATATGGGTTCGAGTGAGTGGAGGCGCAGATACAACAAAGCCCTGCGCGATTACTACAGGGCTTTGTCGGTGCGTGGATCGGTGGCAGCCGAATCACGCGTGGGAAATAGCAAACGGACGGACCGAGTATGAGCAATATCGTTTCATTACGCAACACCGGGGGGTTTACCCGGATGGACAACAGCTTGATGGAATCGCTGGCCAAGGTGGATTTGCCTGCCCGCGAGTTCCGAGTGCTTTTCGCGATATGCCGCCAGACGATTGGATATCAAGTTGAGGCAAAGCGCCTCACCGCCGACGAGATTGGCGCGCTGACCAACATGCGCCGCGACGTGGTGTCAAAGGCGATCAGCCATCTGCTGGAGAGGAGAATCCTGTTCCGCATCGGGGGAAGCCGCGGTGAGCTAGGCGTTTCTCCCGCCAGCGAATGGGTATTCCACGAGCAGAAGAAAGAACGTCTCAGTGAGACCAAATCATCTCACTCGGACAATGTTATCTCACTCGGCGATAAGGTGAGTGAGACCAAAACTGCTCACTCCCTTCTCTATACAAAGAAAGAAGATCTACCCCCTGAAACTGTTCCTTCGGAACAGATTTCCGCCCCCCAGGGGGCTGATCACGCTCCGGTCAAGAAATCCAACGGGGTTTCGTTCGATGGCGAGGACTTCCAAGTCGAGCCAGCCCTGATTACCAAATGGGCCAACGCGTACTCCCCGGTTGACGTCGAGGCAGAGATCGCACGGGCTGCTGTGTGGGCTGCTGCAAATCCCCGGAAGGCCAAGAAGAACTGGCGCATGTTCCTGGTCAAATGGCTGGCAAAGAGCGCCACCAACTCCGTGAGCGAGACTGGCGTTCCGGTCGACAAGATCATTGACCTGTACCACCGCGTTTGCCCGAACCTGCCGGCTGTCGCGGTTGTCGGCGACAAGGTTCTCCGCGCCCTGATCGTTGAGCGCTGGAACGAGAGCGAATCCCACCAGGCTAGCCCGTTCTGGAAGACCATCTTCGAGCGCGCGAATCGCACCAGCCAAATTTGGTATCGCGGCGCCAACGTGGTTCCGCGTCTCGAGGTGATCTGCTCGCGTGCCGTGTTCCGTCAGTTGGAGGAGCAAGCATGATCGAACTTCACAGCCTGGAGGCGGAACACGGCGTGCTGGGCGCCATGCTCAAACAGCCGCACCTGATTAGCGTTCTGTCCGAAGAGCTTTCCCCCGACGCGTTCGCATACAGCGTCAACGCAGACCTGTATCGGCTGATTCTTGATCTGGAGTCTGCCGGCACGCCGATTGACATCATCACTCTGGCAGAGGCCAAAGAGTTCCTTTGCGACGAAACCCGGACGATGGCTTACGTCGGGGAAATTCTGAGCAACATCGTCAGCGTGGCGAATGCCAAGGAGTACGCACGGATTGTTCGTGAGCGAGCCATCTCACGCCAGATAGCTGATGTAGCCAGTGGGGTAGAGGAGGTTGCTCATCAGAATTGTTCAATCGAAGACAAGATCGCCCAGGCTCAGGCCCTTGTGCTTGGCCTGGATGCCGGCGGCACCAACGGTGAGTGCCAAATGGTTGGGGACATCCTGCGCGACCATGTGGAGGTGCTTCAGGAGCGCCATGACCGAGCGCAGAAAGGCGACATGTTGGATGGTTTGAGCACCGGAATTCCAGACCTCGACCAGTACACGCAAGGCCTGAAGTCTGGACAGATGATTGTCATCGCTGGTCGCCCTGCAATGGGCAAAACCACCCTGGCGATGAACATCGCAGCAGACGTGGCCATCAAGCAGCACAGGCCGGTCCTGGTAATCAGTCTCGAGATGACCAAGAGCCAGCTAATGGATCGCCTGATCGCTGCTGTCGGAGGTATCTCTCTCCAGAACCTGAAAGATGGTTCCTGCACCCACAAGGATTACACCGAGCTCAACGCGGCAGTTCTCAAGCTTCGTGACGCAAAAATCGCCGTGAGCGACGTGCCGGTCATGACCATGCCGCGCATCCGCTCCATTGCCCGCCGGCAGAAGCACCGCATGGGTGACTTGGGCCTGATCGTCATCGACTACCTAGGTCTCGTAGAAGGGGATGGTAAGGGGCGCGTAGATGATGTCACCACCATGTCGCGCCAGATGAAGCTGTTGGCCAGGGAGATCGGATGCCCGGTGCTCCCGCTCTGCCAGCTCAACCGCGGATGTGAGTCTCGCCCGGATAAGCGCCCGGTGCTCAGCGACCTACGCGAGTCCGGCGCCATCGAGCAAGACGCGGACATCGTGATGTTCGTGTACCGCGATGAAGTCTATTTCCCGAACAGCGATAAGAAGGGCATCGGCGAAATCCTGATCCGGAAGAATCGGGACGGAGAGATCGGCAGCGTATTCACCTCATTCCAGGGAAGCAAATCCCGATTCGTTCCTCTTGCAAGCCAATACCGCGAACAGCCTGAGCAGAAGGAGGACTGGTGATGAAAGGTGATGAAAGACGCCGGACTATCTACCAGCACCAGGGATACAAACTGCGCTCCTACACCGAGTTGATGTGGGCTCGACTCATGGATGCGGTAGATATCTTCTATCTCTACGAACCGCATCTTATCCAGGTCGATGGATGCAAGTATCTGCCGGACTTCTACCTCCCAGCGGCAGATATGTATCTCGAAGTAAAAGGTTCGCGACCGACTGAGATCGAGGTGGCCAAAGCAGATCAGACGCGCAAGTACACCGGTCGGCCAGTGGTATTTCTGGTTTCCAGGCCGCAGAGCGATGCGCGCGGGTTCATGAATTGCTATCTGCTGGTTCCGCGCGGCGACGAGTGGGTGGATATGTCGCTTGATTGGCTAGGCCAGATACTTCTTACAGCAGCGGGAGAGAGTGCCTGGACCAAGGCAATTCTCTCGGTCCGCGAAGACATTCTGGATTGCCTGCGCCCAGTTAGCGAAGTCGTTGACGAAGTCCTGCTCGAAATGATGGGCAGAAGTGAGGCAGAGGACTACCTCCGGCTCACCCACAAGCGAGCCAATGAAGATCGTTGCTCGATTGACCGTGAACTGTCTGTTCCAGACCGAGGCATCGCTTGGTGGCGCAATCGTTACTTCCCGACCGTTATGGAACAGGCGGCACCCGCTCTTGGAGACAAGAGGGCCACCCAATGAAGCGCTCCTGGACCGTAGTCGTAGGCGCCAAGCGCTTCACGATGATTCTGATGGAGGACTGCGACCCGCTCGCGGTCGTGAAGAGCATTTGGCCTGAAGGGAGGATCGAGCAGTGACGCCCGCAAAACAGGAGTCCCTCATGCAGGGCCAGACCGGAATCGCGAAGAAGGTCTACGAGTGCGTACCGATCTCTGAGCCCTGGCGTTCGTTCCAGGTGCTCACCGCACTTCGCAACATGACCGGAAGCACGCCGGACGTTCGGATTGTCCAGGGCTGCCTGCGCGATCTAGTCGATTCCGGACTGATCCGCCGCACTGGTACTGACCACTACCAACGAATCCAAGTCGAGAAAAAGACCAAGCCTCAGGAGCCGAAGATGGCGGAGCCCGCGAAGAAGATCGAAACCCAGTCCGAGCCGAAGCGCTCCGCCTCCCCGCTGGAGATGCTGGGCGAACTGGCAACCGAAATCGTCGACCTAGCCGAACACCTGAAGCGCCTGGCGGCCCGAGTCGAGGACGCTGCCCTGGCCGTTGAGCAGGAGCGCGAATCGAACGCGAAGTCGATGGAAAGCTATCGCCAGCTCAAGGCGCTACTGAAGAGCCTGCAAGGGGAGGGTGAGTGACATGGACATTATCGACATCGCCAACGACTACGCCGAGCGTGAACTCGCTGAACGCCTGTACTCCCGAGTCAAGTACGTCGGCGAGAGCCTGGACGAATGTGAAGACTGCGGCGAGGAGATCCCGGTAGCGCGGCGCTCGATCATCCCTGGTGTTCGTAAATGCCGGGACTGCGCTGAACTGGCTGAGCGGAGGGCTGTGTAATGAGAGAGAAAACGCACTATTGCTCGTTCTGCGGAGAGTCCGAGCACGAGCTCAAGGCTCTCATCAAAGGCCCATCGGCGCTTATCTGCGATGCGTGCGTCGCGCTGTGCGTGGACCTGCTCGAGGACAAGGGGCACTGGCCGCCAGCTGCTTGCAGTTCTGAGGTTCCCGGCGCCAAGCCGGAGGAGGTCGAGTGATGCCGAACTATCGCAAGCCGGACATGTACTCGGACGCCGATTGGGAAATGGTTCAGGGCTACATGGCCGGCAAGGACGGCCTGCGCGCCCAGCGCTCGAATGCCGCCTACATGCATGGCTATCGCAACGGGGTTTCTGATCGGATTGGAATCCCGCATGAGCGGGCAGAGGTTCTTCGCCGTCGCGCAGAGATGATCCCTGGCATCACACCGAGGGAGGAAATTCTCCATGGCTGACCGCACCTTTCGCATTCAAGGCGCCGCTGGCATCCGTCCGGCTTTCGTTGCGGCCTGGAACCTTATCCAGGGGCTCATGCGTGACGCTCAGGGCGGCTACGAACTGGTCCTTCGCCCCCTCAAGTCGAAGCGCTCCATCGAGCAGAACAAGCGGTACTGGTCCCTTCTACGCGAGCTTGCATCGGTCGCCTGGGTCGACAACCGACAGTTCGACGATCAGGTCTGGCACGAGCAGTTCAAGCGCTGGTTCATCGGTTGCGAGGACGTGAAATTGCCTGACGGCTCTACCGAACTGCGTGGAATCAGTACGACGAAGCTGAGCGTCGACGAGTTCGGCATTTACATGACCAAGATCGAAGCATGGGCCGCGGAGCAAGGGTGGCCGCTGATGATTCAGGAGGCCGCATGAGCGTCATCAAGCGCTTCGAGCGCAATCAGGCCGGCCGAGACTTTGCAGTCGGTGACATCCACGGCCATTTCACACTTTTGCAGAAGGCTCTCGATGCTGCGTGCTTCGATCCGGCCGTTGACCGCCTATTCAGCGTCGGCGACCTGATTGACCGTGGCCCTGAGTGCGAGGACGTTGAGGCGTGGCTGGCCAAGCCATGGTTCCACCCAGTGCGCGGCAATCACGATGACTACGTATGCCGGTACGACACCTGCGAGATCGGAAACTGGATGCGCAATGGAGGTTCGTGGTTCGTCGGCCTCCCGGAAGTCCAGCAGCAGTGCCTGGCCATATCCTTCCGCGAACTCCCGATCGGTATCGAGATCGACACCCAGAACGGCCTCGTCGGACTGGTCCACGCTGACTGCGTCTTCGACTCGTGGGATGAGCTGAAACGCGAACTCGACTGTGCGAGCAACCAGCGCCGCAAGTTGGTGATGAATACCTGCATGTGGTCGCGCACTCGCATCGAGCAGCACGACGAACGCCCCGTGCACGGTCTCCGTGCCCTGGTGGTGGGCCATAACCCGCTGTGCCGCCCGGTTGTGCTCGGCAACGTCTACCACATCGACACGATGGGATGGCGGCCACAAGACGGCGGGTACTTCACGCTGCTTAACCTCGAAACTCTGGAGGCCGCATGAGCAAGTTCAAGGCGGGTGACCTAGCGCTCGTAATCAACCACACCTTCCCTCCGGTTATCGGGACCTGCGTCGAACTGATAAGCCGCCACCTGGTTGGTCCGGTTGATCGTTCTAATCCGATGGACCCAGGAGTTTATGAAACCCCTGACGGCGAGCCGGTGTGGGTAGTGGACGATCAAGGCGCCATCGTTTGGGAGAAGTGGCTCATGCCGCTTCGGGGAGACTTCCAGCCCGAGCAGCAGAAGGCGAAGGGGGTGGAGGCATGAGCGGGCGAAAGGTTGCCAAAATTCTGGTGGGCCAGCTTCTGGTCATCGCGCTCATCATCTACACGCAGACATCTGCGTCCATCAACCCATGGATTGTCTCAATGGTTGGGACGGCCGCCCTATGGCTTGGCTACTTCGCGGGAGAAGAGCTATGAGCCGCAGCTTGTTCTTCCGCGCTATGCGGAAAGTCCCTATTCGCCCAAGAGCGCTCATTGTGCTGTTGATCATGATCGTTTTCGGGTGGGTTCCATTTGTGGTGGCTGTATTCGAGGCAGTCGGCGAGGGAATTCGAGCCTGCCGGCAGGAATCATCCAGGCTCTACGGTGACTTCAGCAAGTCTTTCACCGACTGCTGGAAGGCTTTGATGACAGGGAGGCCGCAATGACGCTCTCCGACCGCCAGCCCAAGCCCAAGAAGTGCCAGAACACCGAATGCGGCGCCAAGTTCATCCCGCAGCGCCTTGGCCAGCGTGTGTGCTCTGCTGCCTGCGCCCTGGCCATCAAGGACAAACACTCCAAGCCGGCGCGGAAGGCAATCGCAGACCGCGAGAGGCGAGAGGTCAGGGTTCGGAAGGAGAAGTTGAAGAGTCGGTCGGATCACCTGCGCGAGGCTCAGCAGGTCTTCAACGAGTTCATCCGCCTACGCGACGCGGATCAGCCGTGCATCAGTTGTGGCCGCCACCACGATGGGCAGTATCACGCTGGGCACTACCGCACGGTTGCCGCCAGCCCCGAGCTGCGTTTCGAGCCGCTGAACGTCCACAAACAATGTGCCCCATGCAACAACCACAAGTCCGGCGACATAGTGAATTACCGAATCAACTTGGTGCGCAAGATCGGCGCCGAGAAGGTCGAGTGGCTGGAAGGCCCTCATGATCCCCTGAAGCTGACCATCGACGAAATCAAAGCGCTTAAGGCCAAGTTCAGGGCCTGGGTGCGCGAACTGAAGAGGGCAACGGCATGACCAAAGAAACTCTGACCATCGTTCTCTTCAGCATAGGGAGCGGTCTCATCGGTTATGCGATCGGTATTGCTGCCGCCTGGCTGGGAAACTGGTTCGCCGACGGTTATCACCCGCTGCTGCTGTCGAACATGGTCAGCACGCCAGGTGCTGAGGATGGTGAGCGCGCCAATGAATACCCCGATTATCTGGAGCCTCCGAGAGGCTGTTTCGGCATGTGCTGTGCCGGATGTGATGCTCGCTCGCAGGTCAACTCCAGGAGCAAAACAGTCAGCGAACAGACAGACCAATCTTACGTTTTAAACGCCGTGCTCAGCGCTCAAGGGGGCGAATGATGATCTACACCAGCATTCTGTCTGCGGTCGTCTCCGCCCTGGCGGCGGAAACCATCGACAACACTGCTAAGCAAGCTTGGCAGAAGCTCTACCAGCCGGGTTACGCCGACAGTGAGGGGTTGGCCGGGCTGATCAGGGCCTCTAACAGCTCGGGAATCAAGCGCATCGATGCCGATTGCTGGGTGCATGCCAGGCTACACAGCCAGCTCAAGCCTCGGCACTGGAACGCGCTTGTGGCGAAGTACAGCACTCACAAGGCCAAGAAGGTCGAGTCCATCAGTGCGCTGGTGCCAGTTATCGCAAGCCACGCGCCTCAATTGTTCGTGATGAAAGCCGTAACTGCCTGGGCTATCCCGCAGTTGAAGGGAGTCGATGGGAAACGTTCCAGTGACATGATCGTCCTGCCTCAGCAGTTCTATGACATCAACTCTTGGGATTCCCAGGGGTTGAACAGGACTACCTACTGGAGGTGGAAAAAAGGTGTCGAGCGAACCCTGGATGAAATGATCAACGAGGCAATTAATGATTCTGAGAATATTCTTCGAAGAGAAGGCATTTTGATTGCAGATGTGGCTTGACAGTGGCGCAACAATGCAACAAACTTTTCCCATCCTGCTGATCTTGCGCGTTTGAGGATTGGCGGCTTTGAGGCCCTGGAATCTGCCGGGGCTTTTTATTTCGACGCAGGGTGGAGAAGTGGTCATCTCGCCGGGCCCATAACCCGGAGAACGCTGGTTCGAATCCAGCCCTTGCTACCAAATCCCTTCGGGTTGCGACTACGCGGCTGGGGATCGCCTTGGACACGCAGGCGTTGGGAGCCGGTGGAACCCCGGCATTCACGCATGCGGCAGAAGAAAGCAAGGGTCACCACTGGTGATCAGGGCGAAAGCCCCGGCTACTTGCTCTGCGGGCGTGACGCCGGGTTCGCCCGGCACCTATTCCGCGGCTCTAGCTCAACTGGCAGAGCGCTGTCCTTCCAAGTCAGATGTTGCGGGTTCAAGTCCCGCGAGCCGCCCCAAACTCGATTCAATGACGTGTAGCTCAGAGGTAGAGCGGTCGGCTGTTACCCGATTGGTCGATGGTTCGATCCCATCCGCGTCAGCCAATAAGCCGGTATGGCGCAACAGGGAGCGCTGCTGATTTGTAATCAGAGGGTTGCGGGTTCGACTCCTGCTGCCGGCACCACACTACAAGGCCCAGGCAATGACCTGGGCTTTTCTGCATCTGGAGTACGTGAATATGGCCGAGCCGAGTGGTGCGGTAGCAGTCGCCGGCTTGGTCGGTATTGGTGCGTCTGCGTTGATCCCTGGCATTGATGCCAATGCAGTGATCGGTGCTTTTGCTGGGGCGATCTTCTTCGTGGTGTACGCCAAGGACATTTCGGCCTGGGCGCGCCTCGGTTACTTCGTCGTGTCCTGGATCGTTGGCTACTACGTCGCCGGCGAAGTCATCGGGCGAGAATGGGCCAGAACATCGGGCCTGGTCGCGTGTGGCGGGGCATTGTTCTGCGTCGCAGTGGGCACCAGCTTGCTGGAGTGGGTGCAGGGGGGGAAGACGCCTGGTTGGCTCCGCTTCATTGCGGACCGCTTTGGAGGTCGTAATGGTTGACCCTTGGACTCTGGTGGCTGCGATGATCTGCGGCGCCATCTGCATGAGGCTGGCGACATACCGCCGGCAGGGCGCGAGGTATCGCCGGGGAGTTTCCTGGCTCGCCTACCTGCTGTGCGTTGGTAGTGGGTGCTTCGCCCTGAGCGTGATGCTCGATGCACTCCACGGCTACAGACTGAATCCTGTCTCCCCTTGGCTGACCCTGGTGCTGGCGATCCTGCTCGGCCTTGTCTGCCGCGCGCGGGGGAACCTGGCCCACATTCTGAGGGTGTACTGATGGATGCTCCGCTTCTACTGAAGAACACTGGCACATCCCTGATTCTGTGTGACAGCAACGGGAAGCCGCTCCCTGGCCAGCTTTCGCTGACGGTCAGCAACGACGGCCCTGTTCCAACCGTCACGGTCACGTTCGCACTCGTTAACAAGCGGGTGAGGCTCTGCGGCGAAGAGATGGAGTCGCGCATCTCATACGATGCGTATCTTGAGGCAATTAAGGGAAGGCGCAGCTGATGACCAAGTGCACCTTCTGCAACAAGACGCGTGAATGGGCGAAGAAGTGGGCTCGGGTCGCGATGGAACGCGCGGCCTCTGCTATGGCCGCCAAGCCGAAGCGACCCGGAGCAAGCGATGACTGAGTCCGAGGAAGAGGTTCGACTTCTCCTGCGCGATCTCCTCGATGAGCAGCGCAAGACCAATCAGCTATTGCACCTTCTGATCCAGGCTCTGGCCGAAGATGGCGAGGATCCTGACGCCGTGCCGACCAGCTATCTGGATGGAACACCGATCCAAGGGCATCAGCCGGTACGCAGTAATAGCCTTTTGGCAACGCCGCCAGGGGAACGATGATGTCGACGTTTATGGGCTCCGCTAGGGAAACCCAGATAGCTGCTGTTCGAGTCCGTCGCGGATGGTTCGGCAAGCTGGTTGTCCAGGTTCGCTACAAGATAGAGCGCCCCGAAAGCCCACTCCCTGGCCGGGAGCTGATCTACCACGTATGCGGGCTCTCCCCATGGCGAGACGCTAACGCAAATGATCTCGCAGAGTCCCTGCTGGTCGCGAAGCTCATCGGTATGTCTGATGAAGGAAAGCCCACATGAAGAGCCGTCCAATTCCTGCTGGTGTCGAGATCAACCCCGGTCGTGCCTGGACCCCTGATGACGTAACCGGATACAGCGAAGAAGTAGAGAGCGCGATAAAGGTTCTGGAACCACTGCTTCGATCTGGCCTCCTGGCTCTCCGTCCTGATGAATGGCAGGGTGGCAAGTTCTCATTCCTCAGGCCAGCACAAGGCAGGCTTCAAGGTTGGACTCCGCCGAATCGGGAGCGCCTCAATGCCTGACCTCCCTCAGCGTCACACCAAGCCAAAGGCCAAGGGAGTGACCAAGCACGAGGTAGAGGGCAAAGCATGGGGGAATGGGCGTGGTGGCAGGCCGTGGCGCCGCAAGCGTGAGCGCATCCTCAAGCGGGATGGCTACATGTGCCAGTGTGCAGAGTGCAAGGGAGTGAAGAGGATCGCCACAGAGGTGGACCACATCATCCCGCTGAGCCAAGGCGGCGCTGATGATGACTCGAACCTGATGGCTATTGCTGGATACCCCTGCCATGCGAGGAAGACGGCAAGGGAGTCGGCGGCATCTAGGAAATAGTCGGGTTCCATCAGCGAGCGGACACGACGATTCGAGATATTCACGAATAATGGCAGTGGTTTTCACTGGACTCGTGCGGCTTGACAGAAAAATCTAGTTAAATGAGAAAAAGTCTCATTTATAGGGGTGGGGCGGGTCAAAACCTTAGAACCTTTCGCTAGGACACCGCGCCCCCAGCTCTTTTCTCATTTCCACAGAATTTAGGTTTCAAGATGGCACGACACAAACAGCCGGATGTCGTCGCCAAGTTCAAGGGCGCCGACAAGAAAAACCCTCAGCGATACCGGAAAGAGTCCGCTCAAGGTGAGGGTGAAATTGGCGATGCGCCGATCCATCTCCAGGGGCCGGCAAGGCTTGCTTGGGTTGAGCTTTGCTCCCAATCAATCAAGGGCGTCTTGACGGGCTCTGATCGAATCATCCTGGAGGTCACCGCCAACCTGCTTGCTGAGTACAGGTCGAATCCATCGGAGTTCGCTGTAGGCAAGTACACCCACCTGATTGGCAACTTGGCGAGGCTTGGGCTAACCCCATCCGACCGCCAGAAGTTCGGCCTGGAAAAGCCGAAGGAGAAGGACGAGTTCGAGGATTTCTGAGATGACCCCCAGCGACATTGCGCGACAGTACGCTAGCGATGTCGTGAGTGGGGGTATCGTCGCGTGCCGGTATGTGAAGTTGGCATGCCAGCGCTTCCTGAATGACCTGGAACGGCAGGGCGATGACGATTGGCCGTACGTTTTCGACGAGGCCAAGGCAGATCGCGCCGTAAAGTTCATGCAGCTCATGCCTCACACCAAAGGCAAATGGAGCGCTTCGAAGTCGAAGTTGGTGTTCGAGCCCTGGCAGGTATTCATCGAGGCCAACATCTTTGGCTGGGTGAAGAAGGACGCTGGCAAGCGCAGGTTCCGCGAGGCCTACGAAGAGGTTCCCAGGAAGAACGGGAAGTCGGCCCGCCTTGCCGCACGAGGCATTTACCTATTCGCCGCAGATGGCGAGTCGGGAGCCGAGGTCTACTCCGGCGCCACCACCGAGAAGCAGGCCTTCGAGGTTTTCCGTCCGGCGTGGATGATGGCGCACAAGCTGGAGAACCTGCGTAACCGATTCGGTATCGAGCTTTCTGGCAACCAGAAGAACCCTGGCCCCATGTTCGTCATGGAGGATATGTCGAAGTTCGAGACGGTTATCGGCAACCCAGGGGACGGTGCGAGTCCCCATGCTGCCCTGGTGGACGAGTACCACGAACACGACACGGATGCCCTGGTTGACACCATGCAGACCGGCATGGGGGCACGAGAACAGCCATTGCTGTCGATCATTACGACGGCAGGATCGAATCTCGGCGGCCCATGTTACGAGAAGCGCAGGGACGTGATCCGCATTCTCGAGGGGCAGACGATCGATGAGACGATCTTCGGGATCATCTACACGATCGACGAGGATGATTCGTGGGATGACCCGGCCAGCCTGATCAAGGCCAATCCTAATTACGGAGTGTCGGTCTTCCCTGACTTCCTCCTAGCCCAGCTCCAGCAGGCCAAGCGTTCGGCGTCGAAGCAGAACGCCTTCCGCACCAAGCACCTGAACCAGTGGGTGGGGGCTAGGACGGTCTGGATGAACATGCTGGCCTGGCAGCGGCAGAAGCGCGACTTCACGATTGCGGACATGGCCGGATGTCGCTGCTGGATGGCTTTGGACCTTGCCAGCAAGAAAGACGTGGCCGCCCTGGTAATGCTGTTCGAGAAAGCTGGTCAGTTCTACTGCATTCCGCGCTTCTACGCTCCAGAGGCCGCCGCTGAGGAAAACGAGAAGTATCAGAACTTCGCGCTTGAGGGTCATCTGACCCTGACGCCAGGGAGCATGACGGACTACGCATTCATCGAGGCAGACATCCTTGATCTGGCAAAACAGATCGACCTGCAAGATGTTGCCTTCGACGACTGGCAGGCAAACTACCTGATTACCCGACTCTCCAACACATCCATCCCGGTCGTGGACTTCAACCAGACAGTGAAGAACATGAGCGACCCGATGAAGGAGGTGGAGGCAAGGGTAATAGCGCGGACGCTCTGGCATGACGGGAACCCAGTCATGACCTGGATGATGGGCAACGTGGCGGCAAAGATCGACGCCAAGGAAAACATCTACCCGCGCAAGGAAAACGACAACGACCCCAACTGCAAGATCGATGGTCCAGTGACCTTGATCATGGCTATGGGGCGCGCCCTGGTTGCCGGAGTTGATGACGGCGACGACTTCATGAACGCCATACGGAATCCCATCATCGCATGAACATCGCAACTGGCCTCTACCTCTTCTTCGGCGTCCTTGGTCTGGCTCTTTTCGTAGCCGGAACCTTTGTGCTGCTGGGGCTCGGCTGGGCGCTCATTTCCGGTGCAGCGTCAGCATTCGCTATCGCGGCGTTCATTCGCAAGGGGCTGACCAGTGAGTAAGAGTCTCGGAAAAGTCCTGAGCAGTGCTACGTCTGCGCCCAGGTCTTCATTGTTCGGTTGGGGGGATAAGACCATCCGCCTGACAGATGGCGCGTTCTGGTCGCAGTTCTTGGGGCGAGAGTCCTCGAGCGGGAAGAAGGTCACTGTCGACAAGGCAATGAAGCTGTCCGCGGTATGGGCTTGCGTTCGCTTGATCTCTACTTCTGTCGCCGGCCTGCCGCTTGGAGTGTACGAGCGGAAAGCGGACGGGAGCAGAGTCGATGCTCGGTCGTTCCCGCTCTACGATGTTGTTCACAACAGCCCCAATGACGACATGACGGCCTTCCAGTTCTGGCAAGCCATGGTCGCATCGATGTTGCTTTGGGGGAACGCATACGCGGAGATTCGTCGTGCTGCCGGTAGGCCTGCTGCGCTGGACTTCCTGCTTCCATCGAGGGTCGACCTGGAGTGTGATGACAACGGTCGGCTGAAGTACTTCTACACGCCAAAGAAGGGTGCCCGTAGAGAGATCGAGCGCACAAACATGCTGCACATCCCGGCGTTCACGCTGGATGGCAGAGTCGGTCTCTCTGCCATCCGGTATGGCGTCGATGTCTTCGGTTCGGTCATGTCGGCGGAGGATGCCGCCAACGGCACATTCAAGAACGGACTGCTCCCCACGGTCGCATTCAAGGTCGACCGCATTCTCCAGCCTGCGCAGAGGGAGGAGTTCAGGGAGTACGTGAAGTCCATATCTGGCGCTATGAACGCTGGGAGGTCCCCTGTACTGGAGCAGGGTATTACCCCTGAGACTATCGGCATCAACCCAGTCGATGCTCAGTTGCTGGAGACGCGAGAGCATGGAGTGATCGAGATTTGCAGATGGTTCGGGGTTCCGCCCTGGATGATTGGTCAGACCGACAAAGGGAGTAACTGGGGGACCGGGCTTGAACAGCAGATGCTCGCGTTCCTGACATTCTCGATCAGTTCGATCACCAATCAGATTCAGCAGTGCGTCAACAAGCGGCTGCTAACTGCGCCCGAGCGGATTCGCTATTACGCCGAGTTTTCCCTTGAGGGATTCCTGAAAGCTGATAGCGCGGGTCGCGCTGCCTGGTACAGCACCATGGCGCAAAACGGATTCATGACTCGCAATGAAGGTCGCCGGAAAGAGAACCTTCCAGAGCTTCCCGGCGGCGACATCCTGACTGTGCAATCCAACCTTGTCCCCCTCGACCAACTCGGTCAATCCAATGAGAGCCAGGCGGTTCGCGCCGCACTCATGAACTGGCTCAGCCAGCCAGAACCACAGGAGTAACCCATGACTCTGCGAAATCTTCCGGCAGCGCCGGAGGCTCGCCCGCGCTCGGGCGTCCAGTGCGACCTGGCGCCAAAAGCGCTGGATGCATGGCGTCCTGAGCTTCGCGCCGCGTCCGGCGATAACCCCGACACCACCATCACCATCTACGAGCCCATCGGTTATGACTGGTGGACCGGCGAGGGCGTAACCGCGAAACGCATTGCCGGTGCGCTGCGCGCCATCGGCGGCGATGTCGATGTGACCGTGAATATCAATAGTCCGGGCGGCGACGTGTTCGAGGGGCTGGCGATTTACAACCTGCTGCGCGAGCACAAGGGCAAGGTCTCGGTGAACATCATCGGATTGGCTGCCTCTGCCGCCTCCTTTATCGCCATGGCAGGGGATGAAATCCGCATTGGCCGCGCCGCCTTCCTGATGATCCACAACGCCTGGCTGATCGCCATGGGCAATCGGAACGACCTGCGTGAGATCGCCGACTGGCTGGAGCCATTCGACATGACGCTGGCTGACATTTACGCGCAGCGCACCGGCATCGATATCGACGACATCGTGAAGCAGATGGACGCCGAGACCTGGATCGGCGGGCGCGAAGCCGTCGACAAGGGGTGGGCAGATGCCTTCCTGGAATCCGACGAGATCTCCAGTGCGCCGAGCAACCGCAGTGAAGCCATCTTGGCCAAGCGCCGGATGGATGCCGCTCTGGCTCGCAGCGGCATGCCGCGAAGCCAGCGCAATGAACTCATCAATGACTTCAAGACCAGCATGCTTGGCGCTGCTGGCGGGGGTGGTGACACCCCGACCGATATGCCTGGCGCTGTCGCTCCTGACCTCTCCGCTGCACTACGGGCAGCACAAGACATCACTAAATTCCTCCAAGGAGAATCGCAATGAGCGACTTCGAGAAACAAATCGGCGAACTGAACACCAGCCTCAAGCAGGTCGGCGATCAGATCAAGGCCCAGGCCGAACAGGTCAACACCCAAATCGCCAACTTCGGCGAGATGAACAAGGAAACCCGAGCCAAGGTCGACGAACTGCTGACCGCTCAGGGCGAACTGCAAGCACGGCTGAGCGCCGCAGAACAAGCCATGCTGGCCAACGAGAAGCGTGACGGCGGCGAGGAAGCACCGAAGACCGCCGGCCAAATGGTCGCAGAGAGCCTGAAAGAGCAGGGTGTAACCAGCTCCCTGCGCGGTTCGCATCGCGTATCCATGCCGCGCTCGGCCATCACCTCCATCGACAGCTCTGGCGGTGCCCTGGTTGCTCCTGATCGTCGCCCCGGTGTCGTTGCCGCTCCGCAGCGTCGACTGACCATCCGCGACCTGGTTGCGCCGGGCACCACTGAATCGAACTCCGTCGAGTACGTTCGCGAGACCGGCTTCGTCAACAATGCCGCTCCTGTTTCGGAAGGCACCCAGAAGCCGTACTCGGACCTGACCTTCGAGCTGGAAAACGCGCCGGTTCGCACCATCGCCCACTTGTTCAAGGCAAGTCGCCAGATCCTGGACGACGCATCGGCCTTGCAGAGCTACATCGATGCGCGCGCTCGTTACGGCCTGATGTTGGTCGAAGAAGGTCAACTGCTCTACGGAAACGGAACCGGTGCCAATCTGCACGGCATCATTCCGCAGGCACAGGCCTACGCTCCGCCGAGCGGCGTAGTGGTGACTGCCGAGCAGCGAATCGACCGCATCCGCCTGGCGATCCTTCAGGCGCAACTGGCCGAGTTCCCGGCCAGCGGTATCGTGCTCAACCCCATCGACTGGGCGCTGATCGAGCTGACCAAGGACGCCGAGAACCGCTACATCATCGGCAGCCCGCAGAACGGCACCACTCCGACCCTCTGGCGTCTGCCGGTGGTGGAAACCCAGGCCATCACTCAGGACGAGTTCTTGACCGGGGCATTCTCGCTCGGCGCCCAGATCTTCGACCGCATGGATATCGAGGTTCTGGTCTCCACCGAGAACGACAAGGACTTCGAGAAAAACATGGTAACCATCCGCGCTGAAGAGCGACTGGCCTTCGCGGTCTATCGGCCTGAGGCGTTTGTCACTGGTTCGCTGACCGCCAGCTGACTGGAAGGGGCCGGTCTCCCGGCCCCTCTTTCTTTGAGGTGATTATGTCTGACGTAATGATCAAGCCGGTTCGTTCCTACCTGGATGGCGGTCGTGTGAGAAAGGCTGGTGGTGATGCATACCTCGCATCCGAGTACCTGGCTCGCCAGTTGGTGGCGCGCGGACTTTGCCAGATTGTGGAATCAGAGATCCCAAAGCCTGTGGCTGGCGAGTCGCTGTCTGCCTCGCAAGTGGCCCCAGCCTCACAGCAGAAGACTGCGAACGAGTCCGAGAGTGGCGGAACTCCTCGCCGCAGAGGGCGGCCATCTGCACGAACACAACGTTCCGACTGACTCCCTGGGCTGATGCGCTGTGGGCAATGGATAAAGTCTGGTGGGAGAGATACGCCGCCGAGGCTAAAGCAAACTTCTGCGGTGAGCTTCTGACACTCAGCGCCAATCCCTTCGGCATCAAAACGGCACGCATTGAGCACTACAGGAACTCAGGCGGCGGCGCAGTTTCTTTGGCCATAGCCAGGGGCGCCAAGCGAATCATCCTTCTCGGCTACGACATGCAGAAAACTGGCGGGATGTCTCACTGGCATGGTGATCACCCCAGAGGGCTGGGTAGTGCAGGGAAGATATCCGAGTGGCCGGTAGAGTTCGAAAACCTGAAGCGCAAGAACCCTGGGATAGAAATCATCAATTGCACACGCGAAACGGCGCTTACCTGTTTCGCGCGTAGACCGCTGGAGGACGCGCTGAATGAGCCTGATCCCGCTTGATACGGCAAAGTCCTTTCTTGATGTGATCCACGATTGGGATGACGCCAAGCTCCAGTTGCTGCTGGATGGAGCGGAGGACGAGGCCTGCCAGTTCATGTGGCGCCAGTCCCTTGATGGCCTTTGCAACTGCGAAGAGAGCAGTGAGGCTGTCAGTAGCGAACCGGGACTTCCGCCTAGCGTGGTCATCGGAGTGCTTCTTTTGCTTCAGGCCAGCTATCAGGCTGCTCCCGATGAAATCGCGACGCTGCGTAAGGCGGCCGAGGTGAAGCTGATGCCGTACCGATGCGGCTTGGGGGTTTGAATGCTGGCCTACCGTATGCGCCATCGCATTCAGTTTCAGCGGCAGGTACAAACACAAGACCCTGATACGGGGGAAATGGTGACGACCTGGGAGACCGTTCTGTTCTCCGGTCGCGCCGACCTTCCCGCCGAGGTTCTGACTGGCCCAGGTCGCGAGCTGATCGCTGCCGATGCTACGCAGGCGGAGACCACTGCCAGGATCAATTGTCGATGGTTCCCCGTTGAGCGGTTGGAACTCTACACCTGGCGTGTCATCTGGGATGGCCGGGTCTACAACATCACCAGCGCAGAGACCGATGTCACCGCTCGGCGTGAATGGCGACTGCGCTGCTCTGATGGATTGACGGACGGACGCTAGGAGGTCACTTGTTCATCCGCGGAATGCTTGGCCTTGGTGACAATATCTACGCCCGCGCGTTCGTGAAGAAGCACCTTGGAGCCTATCTCGAAACGCCGTGGCCCCAGCTCTATGCAGACATCGATGTGAAATGCGTGCGTCCGAGCACGCAGCTCCGCACGCAAGCGAAGAACGTCCAGCGCCCGGCGCAGTGGCATAAGCCATTCGGTGGCGGCCAGCTCCGAATCGCCTACGGCCAGATGCCGATCATCCAGGGCTTGCGCCAAGCGTTCCGGTGCGAGCCCGGTGTGTTTGATCTGCCAGACTTCGGTCCATCACCGGTCGAAGGGCGCTATGTCCTGGTTCGCCCGGCGACGGTTCGTGCTGAGTGGCGTGCAGACACGCGCAACCCACTTCCTGAGTACATCGCTAGCGCTGCCGCAGTGATGCGCCGCAGGGGCTGGAAAGTGGTTTCCGTGGCGGACTTGGAGCCGGGTAAGGAATGGGCGATCGATCCACTTCCTCCGGCAGACATCAAGTTCCATAAGGGTGAACTGCCGGTTGAGAAATTACTTGCCCTTTTGCAATACGCCGACGCAGTGATTGGCGGCATTGGCTGGATCGTGCCGGCCGCCATCGCCGCAAAGCGGCCGGCCTGGATCATCTGTGGCGGGCAGGGCGGCTACAACTCGCCGGAACACATCACCGACAAATGCATGGACCTGTCCCGCATCACATTCGCGGTTCCCGACAGGTTCTGCCGCTGCACGTTGAAACAGCACAACTGTGACAAAAGGATCGCCGATCATGACGCACGCTTTGCCGCCTGGGCTGACCGACTGCCTGCTCTGGTCTGAAGAGCTTGGCATGGGCTTCCACCCGCGCCCGCCGATGGACTATAGCGGGCCGTATTTCGAGAAGTATCAGGTGCTTGACGCTACCCCGATGGGCGCCGCGCTGACCCAGGCCCGTATTGATCTGGTGCGCCGTCACTTTGCCGGCCAGGTGGTAGACATCGGTATCGGCGGAGGCCGTTTCGTCACCGAGTCCGGCGCTATGGGTTTCGACGTGAACCCGGAGGCGGTGGACTGGCTGAAGGCGCAGGAGCGCTACTACGACCCGTACCAGCACCACGCAGAAGCCGTGACCTGCTGGGACAGCCTGGAGCACATTCCCGAGCCGGAGAAGCTGCTCGACCACGTTGGCGAGTGGCTGTTCGTGTCCATGCCGATTTATAAGGATCAGGCTGACTGCCTGTCCTCCAAGCACTACAAGCCGGGTGAGCATATCTGGTACCACACGATGCACGGTTTGATCGGATGGTGCGAGCGTCAAGGTTTCGAATGTGTCGAGCTAAACGACCAGGAGTCGAAACTTGGCCGAGAAGGCATCACCAGCTTTGCGTTCCGGAGAGTCCATGGCTGACGGCGTTGAGTTCAGCATCACCGGGCTTGAAGGCGTGCTCGAGAAACTCAGAACTCTTGGCCCGCGCCTCCAAAAGAACGGCCTGAGAAAAGCAGCCCGCAGGGCGATGAACATTGTCAGGGATGCCGCACGAGAAAAGGCGCGACTTGTCGATGATCCCGAAACACCAGAGAAAATCTGGAAGAACATCATCACTCAAGAGTCCGCCAAGCAGGGGCGGCGTGAAGGGGGGGTGGTGATGAAGGTTGGAGTGCGCGGCGGCGCTGGTCGAAACCAGTACAGCAAGGATGCAAGCGGAAATCCTGGTGGCGACACCAGGCACTGGCGCTATCTGGAGTTCGGCACCAAGTACTCGCCGGCGAAGCCATTCATGCGGCCTGCTCTGTCTCAAAACATTGAGCCCGTTACTGAAAAATTCATATCCGAGCTTGATGGCGAAATAGACAAGGCTCTAAGGGGGAGGTGATGCATCCGCCAATCTTTAAGGTCTGCTCAAGTAGTCCCGCTGTTACCGCGATTCTCGGTGCGTCCCCGCTGAGGATGTATCAGTTTGGCCTGGCCCCCCAGCTCGTCGTCAAGCCGTACGCAACATGGCAGACCATATCTGGATCGCCGGAGAACTACCTATGGGGGCGCCCTGACGCCGATGGGTTCACCCTCCAGGTGGACATTTTCTCAGCCACCGCTGCGGAAGCCAGAGATGCAGCAAAGGCCATCAGGGATGCAATTGAGCTTTCAGCCTATGTAGTCCGCTGGGGAGGGGAATCTGTTGATCCTGATACCAAGACCTACCGAGTCAGCTTTGACATCGACTGGATAGTCCAGCGATAGACACCTAAACCAATCAGCCCGCCACCGCGCGGGTTTTTATTGCCTGCTACAGGAGAAGACGTTATGTCGATGCTTACCCAAGGAACTCAGGTCTATGCCCTTGTTCCGCCCCGCTCTGGATCTGGTCCTTTTACGGTGATGGAGATCGAGTGCGCAACCTCCTTCAACCCCGGAGGAAACCCGGCGGATCAGATCGAGGACCCGTGCTTGAGCGAGACCTCGCGCAAATACAAGAAGGGCATGCGTACCCCTGGTCAAGCCACTCTCGGACTGAATGCAGATCCGCGGAATGCGAGCCATGTTCGGCTCTTTCAGCTCTCAGAGGATGACAGTGACCAGGATATTGTCTTTGCTGTCGGCTGGTCAGATGGTGTCGGTGTAAGCCCGTCCGCAGACCAAGACAGCAATGGAGACTGGGACTTTGATCTTCCGCCGACGCGTACATGGTTCGTTTTCCGTGGTTACGTCAGCGACTTCCCGTTCGATTTTGCAGCCAACACCCTGGTCGCCACCCAGGCCACGATCCAGCGCTCTGGCGCAGGGCAGTGGATTCCGAAAACCGCGTAAGGAGCAGACATGAAACTAGCCGATCTGGTGGCCGCTGGCGCGGTCCTGGGCGATGGACTGGTGAAGAAAAGCATCACCTGGACGCACACTCCGCCGGGTAAGAAAAAGGCGGTCACGGACACCTTCGATGTATTCATCAAGCGCAGCAGTTTCGGCGCCATGGAACGCCTGTTCGCCCAAGACGACGACAAGAAGAGCCAGAATGCGCGCTACCTGGCCGAGAGCGTAAGACTGGGTGAGGGTGGTGAAGAGGAGATTCCCTACGAAACTGCGTTCAACCTCGACCCTGCGTTGGGCTTCCTGCTCTTGCAGGCTGTCGCGGAGGTCAATGGCACTGCGCCGGGTGACGAAAAAAACTGACGCCCGCCGATGAGGTTTGGCATGAACTCGTGCTGAACGGCATCGGCGGTTGCACCATTCGCGAGGCGAAGGAGCGCATCGACTACGATGAGTACAGGGCGTGGGTTGCCTACCTGAAAAAGCGTGGCTCCCTCAACGGGAGCTATCGCCTGGAGTGGGTGCTGGCTCAGTTAGCCGCGATTCAGGCCAAGGTAGGGGGTGTGAAGTGCGAACCCGACGACTTCCGTCCCCATGTTCGGGGGCCGGTAGAGCCGGTGGGTATCTCGCTCGAGCAAGCCATGGCCGCATGGGTTTGACCTGGCAAGGATGCTGGGTTCCTGTGCTGGCGCTCCGGTTGGCCAGGATGCTGGCTCCGTGCTAGATTCCGAGCGATCACCACCGGGAGGGTTGTTAATGCGTAAGATATTGGTTGCTTCAATAGTTCTAACTGCTGTTTTAAGTGGATGCGCCTCTAGTGGAAAAGAGATTACGCAGGAGCAGGTGGATAGAATTGTGCAGGGACAAACAACTCAGGATCAGTTGATTTCGATTTTTGGCAAGCCCATGGCGGAACAATACAATTCAGATGGGAGCCGTGTACTTACCTGGGGGTATGCCTATGTTGGGTTTATGGGGGCTGGCACCGAAACCCAGGGGCTTTCGGTAATTCTTGGTCCAGATGGAAAGGTTACAGGGTATAGCATGGCAGGTTCCTCTCCATCCCCTGCAAGATTTGGTCGGTAAGCTGTTTTAGTTTCTGATTTAATCGGCAGGTAAGATATGTTTGAGGAAGTTTATAATAATTGGGTTTATATTTTGTTTTTCGGGGTTTGGTTGGCGTCAATCTCTGCGTATCTGGCAGCATCTCGCAGAAGAAGTATAGCCCTATGGTTTGTCTTTGGTTTCTTCGCTCCGATAATCGCCATACCTCTTATATTTATTCTAGGGGAAGATAAGCAAGCATCTGAACGCTCGTCTCGTCAGGCTGCAGTGGATGTCGGTATATCGAATGGTTTTAAGAAATGCCCATATTGCGCGGAAGCCGTCAGAGAGGAGGCTAAGCTATGCCGACATTGTCGGTCTGAGATATGAGATATGGGCATGTCTGTACTGGCATCGGCCAAACTAAAATTGGCCGAAAATCATATTCAATGGGGATGATTATCTGAAGAAGTAGAAAATCCCTATGCAAGCCGCCTTCGGGCGGTTTTTTATTGTCCGGAGAAAAGCTAAATGGCCTCTCGCTCCCTTGGTGTGCTGACGCTCGACCTCATTGCGCGCATTGGGGGATTTCAGCAGAGCATGAATCGCGCCTCCCAAGACACTGCGCGCAGCATGGCGCGGATTGAGCAAAGCACGCAGCGGGCGAGTTCGACAGCAGTTAGCGCTATCAAGTCTATTGGTGTTGCGGCGGCTGCTTATCTGAGCGCCCGAGAGCTTGTTGGATATTCGCAAGCCTGGGTCTCTATTGAGAACCGCATCAAGCAGGTCAGCGAAAGTCAGGCTCAGTTCAGTCAATCGATGGAGGCAGTGTATTCCGTCGCTCAGAACGCGCAGTCGTCCTTGGAGGGTACTGCGGAACTGTACCAGAGGATTGCTGCTTCGACTGGTGAGCTCGGCGTAAATCAACAGCAAGTTGTCCAGGTGACCCAGAACATCAGCAAGGCCATGTCGGCCAGTGGTGTTTCCGCTGCCGCTGCGGAAGGTGCGCTGGTGCAACTCGGACAGGCCTTTGCCTCTGGCGTGCTCCGAGGCCAGGAGTTGAACTCGGTACTCGAGCAGGCTCCGGGCTTGGCCCAGGCCGTCGCAAACGGTCTCGGGGTTGCGGTTGGAGACCTTCGAAAGCTTGGCGAACAGGGCAAGCTGACCTCCAAGCAGGTCTTCGAGGCGATTCTGTCTCAAACCCGAGCTATTGATGACCAGTTTGCGCGCGCCCAGACTACCATCGCTGGCGCGTTTCAAGTTCTGGAGAACAGCGCGACCAGGGCGATCGGCAGCCTGGATAGCACTCTCGGGGTGTCCAAGGCTTTTACGGAAGCCATGGTTTCCCTGTCGAAATCGCTTGACTCTACGGGGGTGCAGACTTTCGCTCAGATACTTAACACGGGTTTATATCTAGCAATAGCGAGAGTTACTGCTGTTTCTGGAGCGTGGCTGGTATCTTGGGTCGCCAACATAAAGGCAACCAGAGAGCAGACCCTTGCGGCGTCTCAGTCCGCTCAAGGTGAACTTGTTCGAGCCCAGGCCATTCGAACTGCCGCTGTCGCGGAAGCGGCTCGCGCTCGGCAGGCTGTTGTTTCCGCTGAAGTGCAAGTTGCGGCTGATCGCCAGCGGCAAGCTTCGGAAATTGCTCGACTTCAGTCGGTGCAGGCTGCAATCGCTGCCGAAAAAGAGCTCGAGGTACAGCGACTAAAAGCCCAAATTACCGAAATTGGGCGGCAGCAATCAGTCGCCAGGATGGTCGAGCTGAGGCTCAGTGAAGTTGCAATAACCAAGCAACTACAGGTTGCTGAGCAGCAACTGGCGGCCACCACGGTGGCGTCTTCCGAGGCTGCGACCGCAGCCATGGCGAGGTGGGCGGCTGCGACTGAGGGTGTCGCGGTTGCCAATGCTCAGCTTGCGACTGCGCAGGCTGCTTCCACAGCCGCATTGGGTCGTTGGTATGCCGCAAGCACCTCACTGACCATTGGGCTGAACGCCCTGAGAGCGGCGGGCGCGGGTATTCTCCGAATGGCTGCCGGGTGGCCAGGTCTCATTCTGTCTATCGGCGCTGTAGCCCTGTCCTTCGTCTACTTCGGGGACAAGGCCGAGAGCAACGCTGGCCGTGCGGCCAATGCTTTCGAAGACGCCTCCACCCGCATCCGTCAGGCCGCTCGGACGATGATTCCGGAGGATCTTTCCGGGCTCAGCTATGACCAGTTGAAGCAGCAGTTGGCGGGCCTTCAGGATCAATTGAAGGATGCGGAGGCGCTTCAAGAGCGGTTCCAGAAGGGCGTTGACGACAATACCGACGTTCCGTTTGGTCCTTCGCTGGACGAGGCAAAGGAGAAAGCAGAGTCCTTGCGCCTTGCCATCCAGAAGACACAGCGAGAACTGGACGGTGCAAGGTTCGCTTCGGATAAGGCTGGCGCGAGCTATCTGGATAATTTGCAGAAACAGAGCGTTGTCGCCGGCAAGCTGACCGAGGTAGAGAAGCTCCGCGCCCAGATCAACGCTGGAATCCTGAAGCTAAGTCCTGACGATGAAAAGCGCGCCCTGGCCTATGCCGCAGCCGTGGACAAGGCGAATGCCTCGACCAAGTCCCAGAAGGACCTGTTGAAGGACTCTGCGAAGGGGCTGAAGCAGGCTGAGGAGCGGTATCGGGACCTCAAGAAGGAGATCGACCCTACCGCGACTGCGGCGGACGAGTACAGGAAAAACATCGAGGCCCTCAACACCCTGAAGGACAGGGGGAAGATCACGAGCCAGGAGTATGCGAAGGGAATCGAGTGGGCGGCCAAGTCGTTCAACTCCGCAGTGGACGCGGCCAATCCGTTCGTGAAGCGGCTCAGAGAGATCAAGTCCGCGATGGACGAGAGCTTGGGCAATCTCAAGCTCGAAGGGCAACGCGAAATCCTCGGGATGGGGATGAGCGATAGCCAGAGGGGGCTGTTCGACAAGCTGAACGAGGAAAATGATCGCTACGCCAAGGCCCGCAGGGATCTTGCCGACCGCTACGCAGACAGATCGGTCGGGATGAGCGACGACGAGTACCAGCAAGAGCTCCAGGCTCAACAGAAGCACCATGAGCAAATGCTGGAGCAGTTGCAGGCAAACTACGATGCTCGACTTGAGGCTCAGGGGGACTGGGTGTCCGGAGCCCGCTCCGCATGGGAAACCTACGTGGAGGATGCACAGAACTACTCGAAGCAGGCCTCTGACTTCGTGTCTGGCGCCCTTGGCGATGCTACCAACGGCTTGGGTGATGCAATCACCGATATCGTCACGCGGACCAAGAGCCTTGGAGATGCGTTCGGTGACATGGCTGCGGACCTGGCTAAGTCGGTCATCAAGGCCCTGGCTGACATGGCCGCCCAGTGGCTGGTCTACCAGGCGGTGCAGTTGGTCGTAGGGAAGACGGCTCAATCGACTGCGGCAATCGGGCTGGTCGCCAATGCTCAGGCAACGGCGTTCCAGGCACAGCTAGCAGCGTTTGCCTCGACGGCTGCTATCCCGATTGTTGGCCCTGGCCTTGCTGCTGGTGCTGCTGCGGCTGCTGCCGCAGCTACCGCGCCAATGGTTGCTGGAGTTTCTTCGGCGGCCTTCGCGGGCATCGCGCACGGCGGCATCGACAACATCCCGAAGGAGAGTACCTGGCTGCTTGATGCTGGTGAGCGGGTGCTCAGCCCGAACCAAAACAGGGATCTGACTGATTTCCTCAGCAGGGCGGGCGGCGCGAGTGCTGGGGCTGGACAGGCGCCGTCGATCACTATCAACGCTCCGGTCACGGTTAATGCCCAGCCGGGCATGAGCCAAGAGGAAGCTCGAATGCAGGGAGAGGCTGCCGGGCTGGCCTTGCGGGAGGAGGTCCGGAGCGTCATTCGGGAAGAGATGGGGCAGAACGGTCTGCTTTGGAGACGATAAGTGGCTGAGACCTTTTCTTACTGTACGCGCCTTGGAGCTACCGGCGAGACTGCTCAACGCACCTGGCAGAACGACCTCGGGGATGGATACGTTCAGTCCGGCGGAACGGGGATCAACACCAGATCCGAGACCTGGGATGGAATGACGATCATCGGGCGCCTGGAGGCTGGTGATGATCTCCTGGGCGCCCGCGCCTTTCTGGACCGGCACGAGGGGTACAAGTCGTTCCTATGGACGCCCCCTGGCGGCGCACAGGGTCGATACCGGTGCAATGGATACAAGCTGAGGCCGTTGGGTGGAGGGCTGTACGAACTGAGTTTCACGTTCGTCCAAGTCTTCTACCCGTAGCAACCAACCATGAGCGGTTATGCCGCGGGAGAGAGGAATGAACACCCAAACTACCACCAAAGGTCAGGCTATTAAAAGCCAAGCTGTAGACTCGAAAGGAAATCCAGCTTGGCTTTTACGCTCTGACGGTCAAATCGTGATTTCGGCGCAGTTCGTAAAAGATAGCGCCGTGACCAAAGCTGTTATTCGCGGTTGATATTTGGGATATCAAGAGTGTAAGTGCTTGGTATCACTCCGTCCGGAAATACCTTTTGGAAAATCTCTAGCACGAAGTTATCTCCTACACCTTGCTGCCTGCATGCCAGTGAAGCTTTTCGGGCGATGTGTCTTTGTTGGCTGCAAGAATCTTCTGTCGAGTCAGGGTGCCTCTGATAAATTCAAGACAAAGCATAAATCTCGGAGCGAGTTGAATGAGCACTTTTGCTTGTGAGTCCAACATGAGGGAGCTCTCAATGAGCACAGGTCGGCCCATTGAGGAGCTAAAGCAGGTAGTCGTGACTGAGTTAATGGTCAAAGCCGCGATGGATTATGTGCTCGGGTTATGGGATCGGGATGTCGACATTTTCCTGCTAGAGGATGTGTTCAGGATAATGGCAGTTCTTCAGCCTCGGCCTCTGGATATTCCAAAATTGACGAGCGCACCTTCTCAATGAGCTTGTCGAACTTGGATAGCGATGCCGATTTAATTTCATCTGGAACACCGCATTCCAACAGCCCAGCAATAATGCCGAGCAGGTAGTAAACCTGCATTAAGTCGAGCGCGATTTTTCTAAGTTCAAGCAACGTTAGCGTTTCTGAGTAGGGCGTTCCGTCACTGTTCCTCTTTGTTGGATGGTAGATAGGGGCCTCGTCCTTGCCCTCTGGTGATAACCCCCAGGCCCAATGGACGATCTTGTTTCTCTGCGCCGTCATCTTCTTGAATGTGGACAGAGCGACATTCAGCCTTTCCGGTATGTCGATCGGTAACGGCGATGTTTCGAGAAGCTTTGTGACCGTTGCTGCTAATGAGGTCGAGCGGAGCCTTAATGATTCTACGACGACCGACTGGGTATCCGCTCTTAGTCCGCTTAGAAAACCGAATATCCGCATGAGCGGTTCATCGCACAGGCTGTGATTGACCACGATCTGCCCGATTTCTGCCCGCATGGCAGAGTTTGGGCCCGCGTCGTATCTATAGTTTGTGGTTCTTGGGTCTTCCATTCCGCTTGCCTCCTCGGCCCCTGGTCTCATCCAAGCACGGGAAGCTACCGCCAGAGCAAACATGCTGCCACTGGCATTTCATCCACGCTGTACAACCTTCCAGCCCGCCTCGCGCGGGCTTTTTCATATCTGGAGAACGCATGGCCTTCAATGCTGATGTGCAGAAGCTTGAGCCGGGGAACCTGATCCGGCTGTTTGAGGTGGATGCGACGCGCCTTGGCGGAAATCTCTGGCGATTCCATGGCCACGCCCAGGAAGGGGAGATCATCTGGCAGGGAAATGTGTACGAGCCGATTCAAATCACCGCAAAAGGCTTTGATATCCGCGGCGATGGTCGACCCGCGTCGCCGACCCTCCAACTGGCAAACGAGCTCGCCGGCATTCGAGGAGCGATATCGGCCATCTGCCTTCAGTTGCGAGACCTCTGTGGCGCCAGGGTTCGGGTGATCGAGACGTGGCGGCACTATCTGGATTCCGCGAACTTCCCTGATGGCAACCCCGATGCAGCCGACGAGGCTCGGGTGGGAATCTGGTTCATTGAGCAGAAGACCGAGGAAACCCGGGAGCAGGTCACCTTCGCGCTCAGCAGCCCTATCGACATGGAGGGGCAGATGCTACCGGCCCAGCAGATCACCAAGCTTTGCCGGTGGGCGTGCCGAGGTCAGTACCGAGGAGAGGCTTGCGCCTATACCGGCGCCGCCCTCTTCACGAAGAAGGATGAGCCTACAGATAACCCGGCTCTCGATCGGTGCGGCGGCCGCTGGAGCAGTTGCAAGCTGCGCGGCAACACCAACCGCTTCGGCGGTTCTTTGGGGGCAAGTTTGATCGTTTCGTCGAGGTAAGCATGCGCATCAGTCAAAAGCTCCAGTGTCAGATCCTGGCGCACGCCGAAAGCGTCTACCCGAGCGAGGCGTGTGGCGTATTGCTCAAGACCGATAGCGGCCGAGAATACGCTCCTTGTGGCAACCTGGCGGTCAGTGATCGCGAAAACTTCGTCATGGATCACCGGGACTACGCAGCAGCAGAGGACCGCGGCGAAGTAATTGCCGTCATCCATAGCCATCCTGACAAGGCTCCGATCCCGAGCATGGCAGACCGGGTCAGTTGTGAGCTTCACGGATTGCCGTGGGGAATCATCGGGCTGCCGGGTGGGGAAATGACCTGGTTCAAACCATCAGGTTATCGTGCCCCGTTGCTTGGCCGAGAGTTTTCCCACGGCTTGCTCGACTGTTGGGGCGCCTGCCGGGATTGGTACGAGCGAGAAGCTGGGTTGACGCTGCCGAACTTCGAGCGCAAGGACCTTTGGTGGGAGGTCAAGGACGGATCGAGCCTGTACGAGGACAATTACGAGAGTGCCGGTTTCTATCGCGTTGACGACCTGCGCCGTGGTGACATGCTGGTGTTTCAGGTGCCCACTCCAGGGAGGCCTTGTTATCACCCGAACCATGCCGCGATCTATCTCGGTGCCGATCCTTGTTTACGAAGTGAAGAGGCTCCAGCACTGGGCGGCTCGGGCCCGTTCATCTATCACCACATGGCGGGTCGCGCGGCCACACGTGAAATCTACGGCTGGTCCATGGCCAACAGGGTCCGGCTGATCCTTCGCCACAAGGACTTCCCCCAATGAAGACCGTGCGACTGCATGGCGCGTTGCGCCGTGAATTTGGCCGTGAGTATGTGCTCGATGTATCAGGTCCGCGAGAGGCCACCATTGCCCTGGCCAGCATGGTAGATGGTTTCGAGAAATTCATGCGAACCGCAGAAGAGCGCGGGATGCGGTTCGCGGTTTTCGTAGGGCGGCGAAATCTTCGCGAAGAGGAGCTTGACCTGGCCGGAGCCGGCGAGTCGGTCATCCGCATCGTGCCAGTCATCCAAGGCAGCAAGAGTTCCGGAATTTTTCAGACGGTCCTGGGAGCGGCGTTGGTCGTTGCGGGCTATTTCACGTTCGGCACCACCTCGGCAATAGGCGTTGCAATGATGGCTGGCGGCGCTGGCCTGGCGCTTGGTGGCGTTGCCCAGATGCTGGCCCCGTCAACTCAGGCTTCCGCCGCGAAGAACGAGGATGGGAATAACCCGAGCTATGGATTCGGTGGCGCCATGACCACTATTGCTCAGGGCAACCCATACCCAGTGCTTTACGGCGAGCGAGAGATCGGCGGCGCCGTCGAGTCGGGCGGGGTTTACACGGAAGACCAGCTCTAGCACGACCGCTGCCAGACCCCGCTTCGGCGGGGTTTCTTGTTTCTGGAGATCGAAAATGTCTGTTGTGACCAAAAAGCGCCATCAGCCTTTGCGTGGAAGCAAGGGGGGCAGCTCCAAGCCGAAGCAGCCGCACATCGCCCAGAACGGCGTCGCATCGCTGTCCACTGCTCGGATCGTGTATCTCCTGAGCTGGGGGCCGATTGTTGGCCCAGTCAATGGACTTAAGTCGATCAAGCTTGACGGTACTCCGATCCAGGCAGAAGACGGCACGCTGAACTACCCCGACGTGAAGTGGCAGTTTCGACCGGGCGAGTTAAATCAGGAGCGACTGGAAGGTGTAGCGGAGTCCAGCAACGAGATTGCGGTGGGCCAGACCTTGCTCAGCACGCAGCCCTACATCTACACCGTCACGAACGCCACGGCGGATGCGGTACGCGTGCGCCTGTCCTGGCCCAACCTGCAGGCGCAGGATTCGTCCGGGAACATCAATGGGGTGCGTATTGAGTACGCGATCGATGTCGCCACGGATGGCGCTCCTTACCAGACCGTACTCAGCACGTTTGTCGACCGGAAGAACGTTACGACTTACTACCGTTCTCATCGGATCAACCTGCCGGCAGGAGGGCACTGGGCGGTTCGCGTGCGGCGGATCACGCCGGAGGCGAACAGCTCTCTGGTCCAGGACACCATGGTGCTGACTGCGATAGCTGAAGTTGTCGACAGCAACCAGGAGTTTCCGCTCACCGCCGTTGGCTGCGTGGAGTATGACGCCCAGCAGTTCGGGGGCGACTTTCCGAAGTTCTCTGCGCTCATGCGCGGGCGGATCGTGCGGGTTCCGATGAACTATGACCCTGAGACTCGGACCTATTTTACCGGCGGCCCCGGTACCACGAATGGCGTTTGGGACGGCACCTTCAAGGAGGCTTATTCCAACAATCCGGCCTGGGTTTTCTATGACCTGGTGTTGAACCCCTATTACGGCCTGGGTGAGCGCATCGACCAGAGCATGGTCAACCGTTGGGCCCTCTATCGCATTGCGCAGTACTGCGACCAGTTGGTTCCGGATGGGAAGGGCGGTCAAGAGCCTAGGTTCACTTGCAACCTCTATCTTCAGAAGCAAGAGGAGGCGTATGCCGTTCTTCAGGATCTCGCTGCAATCTTTCATGGGTTGGCGTTCTGGGATGGTAGCCAGATCACTGTCAACGCCGACATGCCTCAGGACCCGGTTTACACCTATACCACGTCGCAGATTCTGAACGATGGTGTGGTTGCGTATTCGGGGACGCGGACGCGAGACCGCCATTCGCTGGCGATGGTCTCTTGGGACAACCCGGCCAATGCGTTCGAGACAGACAAGGAGGCGGTCTTCGACGAGGATGCGATTATCGAGCTTGGCGGGATCGTCAGGGAGGTATCGGTCGGGGCTCTCGGCTGCACCAGCCAGGGTCAGGCGCAGCGGGCGGGGCAGTGGGCGCTTATGACTGAGCAGTTGCAGACTCGTGGGGCCGTCTGGAAGGTTGGCCTGGATGGATTCATCCCGCGGCCTGGACAGGTGGTGGCTCTGGCAGACCCCATGCTTGCCGGTCGTGCGAATGGCGGCAGGATCTCGGCGGTATCTGGACGAGCAATCACCGTAGACCGAGATGTGGATCTCCCGGTCGGCGCGCGGCTGCGAGTCAACCTGCCCAGTGGGCGCTCGGAAGCCAGGGCGATTCAAGGTCATGACGGACGCGTCATAACGGTGGTGGCCGACTTCAGTGAACAGCCTTCCCCCGAGAGCGGTTGGGCGATCGACTACGACGACCTGGCCCTGATGCAGTTCTACGTCAAGAACGTGACCAGACCAAGTTGGGAGCAATTCCAGCTTGAGGTTATCCAGCACGAGCCCGGCAAGTTTGATGCGATCGATCACGGGGCGATCATCGATTCTCGGCCGATCAGCGTCCTCCCATCCGGCGTGCAAGATCCGCCTGCGCGCGTATTGATCTCGCAGCACATCGCGTTCGAGCAAGGCCTGGCGGTCACGATCATGACCATCGCCTGGGACGCGGCACCGGGCGCGGTAGCGTACGACGTAGAGTGGCGCTGGGGCTCTCGAGAGTGGGTCAAGGTTCCGCGTACGGGTGAACTGATGGTCGAGGTCCGCGGGGTATACACCGGCCAATACCTTGCGCGTGTGCGCGCCGTTAACTCCATGAACGTGTCGTCGATCCCGGCGAACTCGGTGTTGACCAACATCACCGGTAAGACCGGCGCGCCGCCGGCGCTGGCGTTCCTGCGTACCACCAGCGGACCGTGGAAGATCGGCCTGGAATGGGGATTCCCGGCCAGTGGCGCGGCGGACACCGCCTACACCGAGATCCAGCAGTCCGCCACGCCCGGCGGCAGCGAGCAGAACGCAACTGCCCTGGGCTTGTTCGCATACCCGACCGACACCCACACGCTGACCTCGCTGGCGGCCGGCGCTCGCCTGGCCTTCCGCGGGCGGCTGATCGACCGTACCGGCAACGTCGGCCCCTGGTCGGCCTGGGTCGACGGTATCAGCTCGACGGATGCGAGCGAGTACAACGAACTGATCACCAAGGAGTACGTCGAGTCCGCGCTGGGCGAGCAGTTCTTCGCCGACATCGATCAGATGCAGGTCGATATCACTGGCCTGCAGGACCAGATCGACAATCTGACCGATGTGCTGGCCTACGACCCGACGAAGACCTACGCGAAGAACGATATCGTGCGGGTCGGCAGCCGGCTGTATCAAGCGAAGCAGGCGGTGCCGCTCAACGCCTCGCCGCCGAACGCGACCTACTGGGCCGACATCGGACAGTCGATCGAGACGGCCAACGGCCTGGCCCAGCAGGTGGCCACCAACACCGCGGATATCACCGAGCTCGACGGTAAGGTCGAAGCGGCGGCTTCGAGCCTGGATGTTCTGCAGGCTGCCGCCCGCCGGGAGCCGGCGACCGGAGAGAAGGCCGATGCGCTGAAGGGCTGGGACACCATTGCTCGAGCCGCCACCGAAGTCACCGTGCGGGCGAACGAGGATGAAGCGCAGGCGAAGCGGACGAGCTTGCTTGAAGCGCGTACCGGGACCGCGGAGGGCAGGATCGCCACCGTGGAGTCGGTCGTTGCGTCGAACAATGCCGTGACCGTCCAGCGGCTGGATCAGCTATCCGGCCAGGTTGCGAGCAACGCCTCGGCCATCAGCACCGAACAGACCGTCCGCGCCAACGCGGACAGCGCCCTGGGGCAGCGGATGGATACCGTCAGTGCGCGCACCGATACCAACGAGGCGAACATCCAGACCACATCTCAAGCGGTTACCTCGCTGGATGGAAACGTCAAGGCGCTCTACAGCGTGAAGCTCCAGGCGCATGCCAATGGCCAGAAGTACGCCGCTGGCTGGCAACTGGGCTTCGACAGCGGTACGAGCGTGACGACCATGGCGTTCCAGGCTGATCGGTTCCTCTGGTTCAACAGTTCCAGCGGGCAGACCGTGGCGCCGGTCTCGATCGTCGGCGGCCAGATGTTCATCAACAACGCGATGATCCAGGACGGTTCGATTACGAACGCGAAGATCGGCAACGTGATTCAGTCGACCGCCCTCGGTGCCAACGGCGAGCCGCTGTGGAAGTTGGATAAGGGCGGCACGTTCACAATGAACAGCGCAACGTCGGGAGGGTTTATGCGTCAGACGGCAGAGGCAATAAAAGTGTATGACGGAAACTTGGTGCTTCGAGTCCAGATCGGGAATCTTGATGTATGAGTTACGGAATGAGAACGCGTTCGGCCGGCGGCTCAATACTCTTTGACAGCAACAATTACTCATTGAGGATGGTCTATCGTCGGGACTTGGGGAACATTCCTCAGGGACTTTCAGTTACGGTCCCTGGGTTCGACGGTTCTAAAGGTGTCATGTTTGTCGTCTGCAATACGCCGGATTCTAGATCTTGGATTCCCAGGCATACCATTAGCGGCTCGACTATTACGTTTGGTTGGTCCGGTGATGTAACAGTGAATTACACTCTATATGCGGTGATGTTCTCATGAGTTTCGGTGCGAAATTTGTTGGGAATGCCGGTCAGGTGATAATCGATCAGGACCACCCTTGTCTGCATCTGGTTGCGTCTGGAACCTATCCAGCCACTAATGCCCAGATCATCAACGTCTCGTACCCATCTCCGGTGCAGAGCCCGCTCCCACCGTTTGTTTTCTTTTGCCCTAATGGTTCGCATCACATAACGATGTTCCAGCATGCTGGTTCGGCTGGGAACTGGACGGGTTTCAGCTTCTACGTGAAGGTATTTCAAGATACAAGCGGCGTCGTACTGGGAGGGAAGTGGAAGGCATGCGCGGTGTTCATGCCGAAAACTGGCGGATGGGGGATGCAGATATTCGACAATCAGTCGAGAGTGGTATTTGACAGTAACAGGGATCTTGTTCGGTTCATAAGTGGTACCCAGATGCTGAATTATTACGGCACGAATGGTAACTATCTGGGGTATTACACCCTGCATTCATGGTCTGCACCGTGGCCGCATGGGACTGATGGGTATTTTCTGGTTAGTCATTTCAATGTACAGGCGCAACCGCCCCAAGGTGATACTGGAGAGTGCTCCATTGGGTTTGTTACTTCGGCCCGAAACACAGTCGTAGCAACTGTTCAAGTCGGCGGACCTGGGCAAGACGCAATACGAACACCTTTCCCATGGCCTCTTCTGGCCATTGCATAGCAGGAGAACTCTATGGCGTGGTACTCAACCGGAACCGTGGCGGTGACCGCAAATAGCCCGACCGTTACCGGTACCGGCACACAGTTCTCGTCCAATGCCCGAGTCGGCGACGCATTTCGCGGACCCGATGGACGTTGGTACGAGGTCACAAACGTCGCCAGTTCGACGGTCATCTCGATCAAGCCCAACTACCAGGGCAGCACGGCCAGCGGCCAGGCCTATGCGGTGGCGCCGATCCTGGGCTACGACAAGGAGCTGTCGGATCGATTCAACCTGATCGCCAACCAGTGGGGGGCAACCCTGGCGGGGATCAAGCCCTGGGCGCTTTCTGCAAATGCGGCGGCAGCGCGGGGGGATCTCGGCCTCGGCAGTGCGGCGGTACGGGAGGCGCTCGGTAGTTCGGGCGCGCTGTACTCTCGAGACAGCATTCTGGGCGCCGTTTCGCAGTCGAGCGGCGTACCGACCGGTGCGGTGATTGATCGCGGGAGTAACGCGAACGGGGAGTATGTGCGGTTCGCGGATGGGACGCAGATTTGTTGGACGAACACTCTCACATTCACCGCTGGGGTCTCATCAGTCGGTGCGAACTGGTCGTATCCGGCGAGCTTTAGTTCCTCGTACCCCATCGCTGGGGCTGTCTCCGCTTCTGGTGCTGGTGGAGACTATGACTCTGGCGTGTCGGCGAGAAACCAGGGAGCGGCCTACTTCAATCCATCCGCGGGTACGGCTGGGGTGGGGTTCTTCTGCATATCGTCGGCATCATTCACGTCAGGCGCTCAGACTAGGAATAACAGGGTCGTCGCCATCGGGAGGTGGTTCTGATGATCATCAAGTTGTCACCGTACGCACCACTGCCAGGCAGCGACGAGCACCTGTCGCTGAGCAGGGCTGGCGATGTACTCACCGTGAACGGCCAGGCGTTCGACTTCACTCCGCTCCCGGAGGGCGGCGAGTTGCCGACCGAGGCCATTGGATCGGAGTTGTTCGCTGGTCCTGTGGCGCGAAGGGATGGCCGGCTGGAACTAACCCTGCGGTTCCCGCTGGCCGCTGATGCCAGTGCCGCCGCTCGCTTCCCGGAGCCGTTGCTGATAGAGACCGATGGCCCGGTGGAGTTACCGCGATGATCGACTGGAGCCAGGTAAAGACCGCTGAACAGCAGGCGCAAGAACGC